TCGTAAGCCTCTTCGATAATCGTGTTGAGGTCGAGGTTGAAGTCTGTAGTAGCTGTAGTCTTGTCTACCATTACTTCCTCGCTGTCACTACGTCGTCACCCTTGGTGACGGTGACATGATCGCCTTCCACATCGACTCGCATCGGCATTTCTTTCCGATCCAGTTTATCGAGTTTAGCGATAAGTTCCTTGATGACCGCAAACTCAGGCTTCTCTTCCTTCTCGTTTGCACCGGCAATACCGTTGAGCATAGAGATCAAGGCGGTAAGTGAAGCACCGAGCAATCCCATCACAGCAGCAATCTTCTCAGAATCCAGCACCAAACTGGATGCCACGCCGATAACAACAATGATCGTGATGTACTTCAGGCCGTCCTTGCCGATGGCTTTGCCAGCGACTTCTTTAGCAGACGACTTGGCCTCAAGCCGATTTAACTCGGCCTGAACCTGTGCCTTGAACATCTCGATGTCGGTTGTCTCAGCCACGCTTACTTACCTTTTTGGCGATACGCACGGGTTTTCTGCGAGATGCCTTTGGGCTGGGCGACGAACTGTTTGCCTTGGGCTTTGCCTTTTCGCTTGGCGGCAGTGGTTCGGGCGTACTCAGCAGGGCTGAGAGCTTTAATCGCAGCCTCTGGTAGATATCTTTCACCCGTATCAGAAGATCGTTTACCACTCTTAGTCCTCCATTTCTGGGCAGTCCATGCCTTCAAGGATTGCTGCGGCGCTTTCAATCGCGGTACCCCCCGCCACGCCGTTTGTACTCTTTAGCCAGTAGCTGTGCCTTCCGCGCTGACCACTGACCTGCCTTGGTGCCTTGGACCGCCCGAGACTTGATGGATTTAAACAAGCTCTCACGCATACCGGGCTTGGTGTAGTTACCGGCTGCGTTGACCTTGCTCTTGACCTTACCGCCCTTGGCGTGGCGAATGGGACGACCAGTACCCTCAACAATCTCGTTATCCCCACGCCGTTTAGCACGAGGAACTTTGTTGGGGGCAATGACGCCCATGCCACGCGAAGCCATCATTAGACCATCTTCCCGCGAGTCTTACCGCGAACGGCGCAACCATCAGCACGCTTGGAAGCAGACGAGTGAATCTTTCCGCCGCCAGCTTTTTTGACCGGAGGCTTCTTCTTCACATCGTCGCCATAACCTTTGCCCGGAGGAATCACGGACTTATCCGGCAACATTGACGGCGGCACCAAATCGTCCGAAGGCGACGGAGGTGGCATCTTGGGCTTCTTTTTGTCGTCCATTAGCACTTACCGCCGTAAGCCATTTTCACCATCTTGCCTTTGGTCTTGCCCTTGCTGGCGATGCCATCAGCGGCTTTACGGAAGACAGAACCGCCTTCGTTGTACTTCTTGACCATCGCACGACCCATCTTGTCAGGGGTACGCTTCTTCATGGCGCGACCAGCCTTATCAGCGATCTTGCCGCCTTTCTTGTACATCGGCTCTTCCGGAATTGGCTTCAACCCCGGCATACGGCGAGAACTAATACGCTCAGCCATCGGCTCACGTTCAGGACGCATCATACGTCCGCCCATCGCATACTTCTTCATTTGGATTTACCTTTAAATTTACGGCCTTTGTCGGCCTTCATGAACTCTTTCCCGACTTTCGACGGGATACCCAAACGCTTTGCGGCTTTCGGGTCATTAGCCACTAGCGCCATTAGACGATGTTGTTTACCCGACTTGCTTGGCATTGTGACTCACCAATCTGTCAATCTTTTGTTCCAGTCGATCAAGCCGGTCAAGAAGTACTTGTGCATCAGCCCGTACTTCGGCACGGGTTACATGATCACGAGCCACTTCCTCTCGGGTTTTGTTGAGAAGAATCCCCAACCGTTGAAGTTCGGCAAACTTCTCTTTCACAACAAAACCAAGCACGGCCACGATTCCCGTAAGAACCATGTTCCAGACCAGCATTTCCATATCAGCAGTTCCATGCTCGTAGGGACTTGTTGATACGACTGTTGGGATCATTGGCTGTCTTCGCGCTAGTCAGCTTTTTCTTCATGCCCTTCATGCGAGCACAGAAGGAATCTCGTCGGGCACCACCTTCAGGTTGCGGTCTTTTCAGACCCGGTTTGCCGGGATTAGCTGCGTTGTACGACGCCCGTCCCTTAGCATTTAAACCGCCTTTTGGATTCTTCCCTTCTTTACGCTGCCAAGCCGGAGACTTAGCCATAGATCACCATCGTCGAGACTACGGCTGACGGGACGATATAAATGCTGGTCTGGAAAAGCAGACCTTCGCCCGGCATAAGAACATAGTCGGGGCTGGTCGAAGAAGCCAGCGTATTTACGACGATCTTGACTGGGCCACTAGCGCCACCATCACGAAACGTAACCGTACCGGCACCTTCGTCAGGAACAATATAGATAGCCTTGACGCGAGAACGCCCAATAACAAGGCTATTTTGATCCAGCAGGTCACCAGCAGCAACGGCGACCTTACTAGCTAAGACATCTGTTTGCATTGCCATCTTCCTCTCCTGTAATGGGTAAAGGGGGCTAACGCCCCCCTACGAAATCCTTACGGGACGAGGCTGGCGTACAGACCGATGTAAAGCGTGGTGCTGCCGATGACAACCGGGATGCGACCTGCCTGAACCGACACCGTACCCGACACCGAACCCGTGGTCAGCTTGGTGCTGCCAATCGTGAGCGTGGTGCAAAGCAGGTTGGTGATGACGGCGGAATCGCCAGCGATAGGACCCTCGAAGCCATTGTCAGACTTAACCGGGCCAGAGAAAGTTGTACGTGCCATTTCAAAACCTCACATGCGAGTTGTGTTTACCAGTCTGCATGTCGTCAGTCGGGTCTGTCTGGTAAACGAATTTTTCCCGATGAACGACTGTATATCATCAAAAAAGAGGGGCTACAAGCATTGCTACCTGTAACCCCTCGGACTAGCCCTCTAGGGAGAAAGCTATCAGGACGCGCCCGGCGAAGCGAACATGCCCAGCGGGTCCGACCAGCCGAAGCTATAACGCTCGCGGCTCTTGTACCGGACGTTGCCGGTGTCGAAATCGCCGTCCATGCTATTCGCAAGCGGGGTACGAACGAAGTGCTTCATGCCGTTCGGAACGTCGGTCGTCAAGAACCAAGCATTCGTGTCGGTCAAGAAGTGGTTCACGGTGTAACCGCCCGGAATCGAACCCATCGCCTTGAGAGCGTTGATGTCGTTGTCAGCGGTCGCAACACGGAGTTCCGTGTCGAGGAGGCGCTTGGCAGTGAACATCAAAGCCGGGGGCACGATGAGCTTGTTGGGCTTCGCCGCGATCAAGAGACCACGTTCGTCGGTCCAACCAGCGATCTGAATGACAGCCGCTTCCAACGAAGTTTCGTTGAGGTCAGAAGCCGTCAAACGGTTGCTGTTGGTACCACCCGAAACCAGCGGATGCGAAGCCGAGAACAACGGCTGACCGTCACCGCCCGTGTAGGACGAGGAGAAGCCATTGTTCAGGACCGAAGCCGCCTTGACTTGCTTCGTGTACGCCATCGCTCGGGCGAGCGCCTTGGTATATCGCTTGGACAGCGAATCGTACAGGTTGTCTTCAACCGCCTCTTCCGTGATGGAGAAGCCGAGAGCGATAGTCTCGTGGTTGTAGCGAGCAGTCCATGCTTCCTGCGCGTTGTCATACGCAATCGCAGCACCTTCGGCCTTGACCGGAGCGGCGCTGAAACCAGAAAGCTTGGTCTCTTCTTCAAAGGAACGCTCGGAGGTCTCAGTCTCGTAGATCTCCTTGTGCTCCTCACCATATTGCTTGTACTCAAGACCGAACAGGGCATTCAAGCCCGGCAGGAGCTCTTTGAGTAATTGTGCACGTGAAATAGCCATGTTTCAGAACTCCTATTACAGGCCGACCGGGTTGTTATAAGCGTGGCCGCCCGTGATCACGCCCGAGTCAACGTACGGAGCGTTGAACTTGACGATGACTTCAGGGTAGTAGACCGTGCCGCTCGAAACGAACGCCGTGTCCTCAACCACATCAACGATACGGACCGGCAACGAAGCCGTGGTGTTAGCCGACGAAACGAGGAGACCCTGCTGGGAATCGTTCGTAGTCGTGTCCAACGTGTTCG